AAAAGTTGTAAATAGTGTGATTCATAGTTTGATTCCATCATGGGACGTACAGCAAGCATATCCAATTTCTGAGAAAAATGAGCCTAAAGATGGTGAATGGTTTGCTTTATCTCAAAAGCTCAATGGTAATAACTGTGCATACTATAAGGGGCAATTAATTAGCAGGCAAGGTAAACCATTTACAGGTCTTGACCATATTATTAAAGATATTGAACAATTACCAAAACATGAAAACCAAATTGGAACTGGTATTATCAATTCTGACGATTCTGATAAATCTTGCATCAAATTTGTAATCTATGAATGTATCCCAAACGAAGAATTTGAAAATGGCGAGAGTAAATTAAAATATAAAGCTCGTAGAGAACAAATTTTAAATCCACTAACAACAGCGATTTCTCGCTTAAATACAGATAATCTTGAAGTTGTTTCTATTATATATGAAGGAAGTGATAAATCAGTTATTCAACCATTGCTTGATAAAGCTGACAAAGATGGTTGGGAAGGGCTAATGCTCAATAAGGATACCAAATGGAAAAATAAACGTAATAATGGAATTCTTAAAGTGAAGTCATTTAAACATGCCGATATTCGATGCACTGATATTGTCGAGGGTGATGGTAAATATAAAGGAACTCTTGGACTAATTAAATGTGATTACAAAGGATATGAACTCGGTGTAGGATCTGGATTTACTGATGAGCAGAGAAATTACTATTGGAACAATCCTGATGAGATTATTGGTAAAATTGTGCAGATTAAATTCAAAGGTGAAACAAAGAATAAAAATGGTGGAATTTCGGTTCAGTTCCCTATTTTTGAAATCGTGAGAAATGACAAATCTGAACCTTCTTATAATTAACAATACGCTAAATATTCCCAATTCAAACAGAGAATATACAAATGTAACATATTAATAGCACAAAGGAGGCAATGTATTTTATTACGAAAAATGACATTTGGAATGGTTGTTCTTGTAGTTCTTGCAACTTCTGTTCCAACAGCACAAGCAGAGGTTTGTAACGAAAAACCTTGCATAACAGTCACGCCCTGTCTTACGGCAGGGTTCAGTAATCAATTAAACTTATTATCTCAATCAAAAGAGAAAATTGAGTACAAGAAAAAGTATGTAAAAGGTACATATGTGAACATTCGAGAGCAGCCAAGCAAGAATTCAGAAGTTATTAAACAGGTTTCGTTTAATGAACAGGTTATTATCATTGGAAACGAACTTACAAACGGTTGTTGGTATACTGTCGATCTTGATGACAAAACTGGTTATATCCATAAAGATTATGTATCTGACAAACCAATCAATTACAGGATCTACAATGTTCCATATGCAAAAAATAAGACTTGGATGCCATACACAGCAATTACCAGTAGAGGGAGCAAACAGTATAAGTTACAACAGAAAGCATATACAAGCGATTATGGTATTCGAATGGTAAATGGAAGATATTGTGTAGCAATTGGTTCACACTTTGAATGTAAGATTGGTCAGTATTTTGACTTGATATTGGCAAATGGTGAAATAATCCCGTGTATTATGTCAGATCAGAAGGCAAATAAACACACCGATTCTGCGAATATCGTCACAATATCTACAAATTGTCTTAGTGAATTTATTGTAGACAAAAATGCTTTAAATCGTAATGCAAAACGTGATGGTGATATATCTTCTTGCTGCGCAGAATGGAAATCGGTTGTAAAACAAATTAAAGTATATGAAAAGGTGATCTAGTGTTTATTAGCGGGGGTTGTTTTAGAGAGGTGAAAAAGGAAATGGAAAGAACATATAAATTAGATTTACAAAGTATCAATGATGCAAAAGATTTTGTAGTGGCTATAAACAAATTAAATAGCGAAGTTGATGCAAGGTACGGTGTACGTGTTGTCGATGCAAAATCTATGTTTGGCTTGTTAAATATGTCTCATTGCAAGCCGTTAGAAGCAACTATTTATTCTAATGATGAAAATGAGATTAATGAATTTGCTGAAATTTGTAAGAGATATGAGGTAAAAAAGAATGACAAACAGAGAGAAATATAAAGAAGAACTTATTGATTTGGCGATAAAAAGAAATTTTTGCATTAGTAAAAGGAGTCCCAAAGCTATGTAATGAAACATATTGTGAAAATTGTGATTATGATTATCTTGATAAAGATTGTGATTGCGCGAGTAAAAGACAAAATATTTTTAAATTATGGCTAAACAAAGAATATGTCGAACCACCTATTGACTGGATTAAAGTTGCAGTAGATACACCAATTTTTGTCAGAGATGGAGAAAATGAAACATGGGCGAAAAGACATTTTGCGAAATACGAAAATGGCAAGATTTATACATGGACAAGTGGAACAACATCTTGGAGTGGGGAAGATGATAGCATGATATCGTGGAAATATGCAAAACTTGCCACAGAGGAGGATATGAAGAATGACTAATTATTCACAGGTATTAGAATTAGATGAAATTACATTAGAAGATTGCATGAATTTATTCAAATATGGTAAAGCAACACTAATTGAAGATGGTAGAATTACAAATATCTTGGAAGAAGGTGATTGATTATACTCTGTTTAATTGGTAAAAGCGCAAGTGGTAAAACATTTGTGCGAGATAAATTAGTAAAAGAACATGGTTATAAAAGTCTGGTAACATTTACATCTCGTCCACTAAGAAAAGGTGAGAAACAAGATATTACATATCATTTTATTTCCCAAGAAGATTTTAAACAGAAAATTGAAGATGGATTTTTTGCAGAATGGAAGAAATATGATACTGAGCAAGGTGTTTGGTATTATGGTACTGCACTGACGGATTGTTATGACGCAGACAATGATACTGTAGCGATTCTTACGCCTGATGGTGTGCGAGATTTACAAGCAAAAGAGATTCCAATGGTTGTTATTTATATATATAGCAATTTAAACACAATTAAGTATAGGCTCTCTATTCGTGGTGATAACCTAAAAGAAGTTGAAAGACGTATGAAAGCTGATATTAATGATTTTAATGGTGCTGAAATGCTTGCTGATAGAATTGTATACAACAATCTATCTGATGATATTGAGGATGTTGTCAGTAATGTTGACTATTGGTACAGAAAAATTTTGAAGGAGAAAGCGGATGAGTAATAAACTGACTATTTATTTAGCTGGACGTATGGGTGGTCTTACAAAAATTGAATATAACACTTGGCGAGAAGTTTTAAAGAAGAAACTCGAAATAGCAGCAACATGTTGTAACTCAATAATTCAAGTCATTAACCCTGCCGATTACTTTGACTTTGATAACATGGAAGGTCATACAGACAAGGAAATTATGCAGTTTGATCTCAATATGGTACGTAAAAGCGATATTGTGATTGCAAACATCAATGGTATCAATGAAAGTATTGGAACAGCAATCGAGGTTTATGAAGCAAATAGATTAAATATCCCTGTTATTGCATATGCAAATGTGCCAGAAATATTAGAACACAAAAGAAATAATGCTATTTTTGACAAGATTCACCCTTGGATCAAGGAATGTTTGGCAACGAAACTAATGTTTCATGCTGATGATGTTGTGCAATATGTGAAGGATTTTTATATGGTTAGATATTAGGAAGGAAGTGATTAAGATATATACAGGATATATGAGTTGTCGAAGTCTGGCTGATGCGTTATATGATAAAGACAATTTTGTAACAGTTCAAGTTGGAGACAGAGAATATTATATTAGAATGGTCAAGCAGAAACGAACCCATGCAAATTTAGATGATTCAGTGATGCACACGGTTTTAGTTTGTGAGGAGGAATAAAAAATGTCAAAAGAAGAAAAAAATTACTCATAGAACTTATTTGTGAAGAACAGACTAATATGATTATAGATGATAGTACAAAATATGAGTCTGAAAGATATTTGAGCTTAGAAAGATTAAAAGTAAAGATTAAAGATATGTAATGGGTATGAAGATTTTGTACCTGCAAAAATGAAAGGTTGATTTCTTGTGAAATTAAAAAAGGAGAATCATATATGTGCTTAACAGTAAAAGAAGTAAAAGAAATTTTGGATGGAATGCGTGATGATGCATTGGTTTTAGTAGATAAAGAGCTTGAGGGCGATGCTGCACATGAACTAACTGCTTATGAATATCCATCTGGTGATAAAAAGGATTGGAATTTTGTAATTTTAACATGGGAGAAATAGGGAGGAGATAAAATGAAATTCAATTTTATAGATTGTATAGAATTTGAGATTGATTGGAAAGCCGTAGCAGCGATTGCAGCATGTATACTTGGCTATGCAATCATAACAGTAATTTAGATAATATGAAGTGACCCCACATTTGTAGCAACGTGGATTTACCTGTATACTAGAG